AAATTAAAAGAGCGTATACAGTGTGCAGAATATTATATACAAAAAAGGATGTGAGGAATTGAAACTAGAAGCTAAAGATATTCCGATCATGCACAAGTTCATGCCAGAGTTTTGGAAGACAATAAAAGAATTTTATGACATTGAAGACAACGACGAATACTGGCATACATTGACAGAAAGAGCAAATGAACTTCGTGAAATGTATCCAGACAGTCTGGTTGATTATCTAACAATGGCTTTTGTCAAATGGGCTGATGATACTCACAGAAAGGGGCGTGAGAGAAATGCCATATAACACAGCAAGAAAGTACTATGAGGGTATCCAGACAAGGAAAGACATATATCTGTACATCATAAGATACCTGAAAGAACATGATTATCCGCCAAGCATTCCAGAAATCGCAGCAGGGCTGAGTATATCTAGCCATACCGTGCAGAATCATTTCGGTGAATTACTGGAAAGTGGCTTACTTGCGACAGACAACCCCGGTGCGCCACGAGCGTATCGAGTGACAGGATACAAGTTCAGAAAGGTGAAGAAAAAATGAGTAGCAAGTTAAAAGTCAAGAAAAAGACCAGATTCCCTGTTCAGACTTCTAATCAGGCAGCTCAGGCATTTGGGCGGGCTATGCAGAACTGTTATAGACAGGTAAAAGACGTAGAGCAGCAAGCCTACGAGGATGGATTCACTGTTGGTGAGGATTGGAGCAACACGATCAACACTGTCACTACCATGATGGCTCTGAGACGTTTATATGGCTTTTCTACGAAGCGATTGCTTGATGTGGTCAGAACTGCCAATAAGTACGTTGAAATGGCAAATGAGGGCGAAATGAGCGTTCTGAGCATGATGCAGGACATTGAAGAGAACACAGATGTCAGATTTGACGAGATGAATAAGAATCTGGTTAAGAAGATGGGAGTTTAAAATCATGTACTAACTGCACAATAGCGTGTCAGTTGCTTACATTGGGAAAGTGAGGATGGAAAATGAGAAAGAATAATTATACTTCATTTTTTAAAATCAAGCCAAAGAAAGTAGAGAGATACATTCGTTGCAGAAAATGTGGTGGAAACATGGAATGGGTAGAATACTATCCGCCGGAAATCAAATGCCCGAAGTGCGGATATACTGAATATCCAAAACCTTATGAGCCTAACTGCAATGAGATTGAGAATTAGAAGGAGGACACAAAATGTTAATCAGAAGTCAGGATAAAAGAATGATTGTAAATTTCGAAAATATTTGCACGGTATCAGCCTTTCCTGAAAAGGATAGTGAGGATGTCTATGTCGAAGATGGCACAGGCTCACTCATGGTCGGAAGATATTCCGCAAAAGAAAAAGCCATGAAAGTATTGGATATGATCCAGGAAGCCTATGTAAATGGACATATTGATTATCAGATGCCAGAAGATAGTGAGGTGTAAGTATGAACAAGACCAATATTGGCTCTTTGAAACATGGAGATGTTTTCCAATATAAATGCGAAATGTATAGAGCTGGACATGTAATCGAAAATACAGATGGATATGTTTCTTGCACAAATATCAAAACACGCAAAGTTGAAAGGATTTACATAGATACAGAAGTGGAGGTGGAAGTATGAGCCATATCAAAGACAGATTATCGGATTATCATGATTTCATGAAGAAACTTGCGGATGGCCACCAGATGGTTTTAGCAAGTGATGTTCTGGAAATGATAGAACAGATTAAGGATGATCTGGAACAGGACGAGAAAGAAAATGGTTGGATTCCAGTCAGTGAGAGATTACCGGAAGACGGAACATATATCACTACTTTAGACGGAGAGCTTGTCGGACAGGAAGAACCATTCACGGGAATGTGCGGTATCGAAAATGGAAAATGGGATGATGAAGACTGTGTTATTGCCTGGATGCCACTTCCAGAACCATATAAGGAGGACGAGCCATGATTACATTCTTATTAGGGCTTACACTTGGAATCATAGTCGGAGTGGTCGGTCTTGTATGCGTAGCGATCATGTACGACAAGCGCCACCCAGACGATTAGAAAGGAGAACGGTATGCTGACAAGGAACAAAAAGCTGAAAGACTACGGTATTCCGGCAGAGGACATAGAAAAACTGAACACGATGCTGAAAGACTTCCCGGCAGAGTACGGATATCTGCTTTCCAGTGCTGCCTTGTCAGCTTGCCCTAAAAACACGGTGATAGCGGATATGGTAATTGAGAATATCCTACACCGGAAAAGTTACAGGAAAATCAGCAAAGAAAGATATATCCCGATGAACCCAAAAGACTTTTATGGATACAGGCGCAAGACCGTCGCTGTACTGTATGAGAGAATGCGGTTGTTGGGAGTGTGGGAGGATGAATAAATGCGGTTAATTGATGCAGACAAAATAATTGACTCTCTTGGAAATTCGGATATGGATTTTGCAATAGGCGCAGTTATTGACGAACAGCCGACAGTTTTTGATGTGGACAAGGTTATTGAGCAGTTAAAAGAATTAAAAATGAGATACTTCTTAACAATTGCAAATACAAGCGATGCAGATAAAGATTGTGCTTACGAAAATATTGCAAATACAATTGATAAAGCAATTGAAATCGTGAAAGGTGGAGGAATTAAATGGGCAGATTAATAGATGCAGATAAATTAAAACATGTGATACATTGTGCATATTCTGACGATTTAGAGATTCTTGAAAAAATTGACGAACAGCCAACGGCTTTTGACGTAAATGAAATTGTAGAGCAATTAGAGAATTATTTATTTGAAAAATATTGCATAGAAGGGGATACAACAATTGATGAAATTGTGAAAGGCGGTGGAGTTGAATGAGAGAAAACCTTTTCAAGGCAAAGTGGAAAGATAACGGCGAATGGATAGAAGGATATTACACGGAATGCAGGGGTGAAACATTTATCGGCATTGATGTATCCAGTATATTTGAGATTTTTTGCCCTCCTGTAATTAGATGGTTTAAAGTTAGCTCAGAAACCCTCTGCCGGTTCACAGGACTTTGCGACAAGAACGGGAAGAAGATTTGGAAAAATGACATTTTGATGTGCCATGGAAACCCAAAAGACCTTGTAAAAGTGCTATTTGGAGAATTTGGTGTAAGAAATATTGAAACCGGCTCCATAGTAGACAAAGTTGTCGGATGGCATTATGAGGTTGTTTCGACAGATGCAATCAGCAGATGCGAACCATTCTGCTGGCCAATGCCATTGACAGAATATTATATCGAAAGATGCGAAATGGAAGTAGTTGGAAACATTTTCGACAATCCAGAATTATTACAGGAGGAACACTGATGCAAAGAGAATTTATTTGCGGTGACTGCATGAATTTTCTCCCAGACTTTCCAGATAATTACTTCGATGTGGCAGTTGTAGACCCTCCATATGGAATAAAAGAGCATGGAGGAAAGAATCGAAGTAAATATGTAAAGCAGAAAAATGGAAGTTCTATATACGTTCCAGACGGAGGATATAAAAATTTCGGATGGGACAATTCGCCTCCTGAACTTGAATATTTTAAACAATTGTTCAGAGTTTCTAAAAATCAAATTATATGGGGAGCAAATTATTTTGATTATCCAATGGCTGGCGGGATGATTATATGGGATAAATGCAATGATGGTTCCGACCAGTCTGATGCAGAAATTGCGTTCAACAGCCTAACAAGAAGAGTAGATATATTCAGATACATGTGGAGAGGAATGTTTCAGGGGAAATCAATTGCTGAAGGAACTGTTCAACAAGGAAATAAGAAATTAAATGAAAAGAGAATTCATCCAACACAGAAGCCAGTAAATCTATACAGGTGGATTTGCCAGAAATATCTGCAGAAAGGAATGATGGTGCTTGATACGCATGTGGGGAGTGCAAGCTCACTGATTGCATATGAGGAATACGGTCTGGAATATGTCGGCTATGAAATCAATAAAGATTATTACGATTCAGCCCAAAAACGGTTGAACGAGTTCAGATCACAATTAACATTATTTGATTTAGAAATGGAGGAACACAAATGAGTAAATCAGTATTAGTGATAGATACGCCAAAATATTGTGCTTTATGCGTTTTACGCAGTGGAGTGCTTCACCCGTTCTGTAGAGTAAACAATAGAGATATTACAGATTTGAGTATTAGACCTGATTGGTGTCCGCTTATGGACTTGCCAGAGAAAGATAAAGAGGAAGAAAATGAGTAAATCAGTATTAGTGATTGATACACCAGAAAACTGTGGAAAATGTAAATTTATAAGTACTTTCTGGTGCAGAGCAATACATTGTAGGAGAGTTCCAAACAATGATGTAATCCCCGGTTGGTGCCCATTGAAACCATTGCCGGAGCGGAAAGAATATATTGCTCCCATTGACAATGTAGAATCACAAAAAGATATTATTGCTGTTGGCTGGAACGCTTGTATTGATGCAATTACGAAAGAGGTGAAGTAATCATGTGGTTTTTGTGTCAAGAGCCGTGCAAAACATTAGATCAGGCACGGAAAAGAGCAATGGAGATTGGACGAGAGAATTTTGATTCGATTCATAAAGAGCGTTGCGGTTTATTTTTCAAAAGAACAGTATACGTGGTCCTATGGTGGAGATGGATTGAAAAAGGAGAGGAGAAGTAGATGATTGATCTAGCGAATAAATGCGTATTAGTCATAACACATGAAGAGTATGAAAATATTCTGAAAGCAGCAAAGAAACAAGGATATAGATGGTACGGTGGAAAAGAAGCGTATCCATATCCATTTGAAGAACAGCAGATCCCGGATATATTAAAATTCTATAGCAATAAAGAACTAACAAGAAATGCCAGCCTTGCACCGGGATATGAATTAGTAGAAGTATCAGACGTAATTGAAGATGAGAAGAAGTTAAAAGATGCTATAAACCTTGTCAGAACATTCACCAAATACCCAGACAGAACAGCTTTGACGGACTCATTTATTAAGTCTTTGAAGTTACTTGCAGATACTGTAGAAAGTCAGATGGAAGAGGTGAAGTAGATGGAGAGATTAACACTTGATAAAGCTATTAAACACGCAAAAGAAGTAGCAAAAACAAATCGTGCCGAAGCAACATATAATTTTCCTAATTTGAAAGAGTATTACGACAATTGTGCACAACGTGCCAATCAGTACAATAAACTTGTGGAGTGGCTCGAAGAATTAAAATCATACAAAGAAGCAGAAGAACAGGGCTTGCTTATGAAATTACTGTGTAAGGTTGGAACAGAAGTTTTTGCTATTTTACCAAGAGACAGTCATTGTACAAAATGTCAAATTAAAAAAATAGAAATCCGTCCAACTATATTTGGAAAAATATGTTACTTTGCAGAGCCAGTTGCACAAAGGGGATGTTGCTTCAGATATTTTGACACTGAATTTGGCAAAGTAATATTCCTCACCCGTGAAGAAGCTGAGAAGAAGTTGGAGGAGATGAAGAAATGAAGCCAGAAGAAGCATTAGAAGAATTAAGTTACGAGGACACAGCCTATGGCGGTAAATGTACTTATGAAGTCAGAATGACTGCGCTTGATGCGCTAGAAAAGCAAATTCCAGAAAAACCTAAAAACGTGAAAAGTATTTTTGATTTTTCGGGTAGATATTATACGACAAAAGGTGATTGTCCTTGCTGCGGAGCGGAAGGATTATTTAGAACGATATCATATTGCTACTCCTGTGGACAGAAATTAGATTGGGGAGGAAGTGAAAAACCATGACAGACAAACCTACACCAGAGATAACCCCACAACTCGCCATATCAGCATTCGCAGTACTACATCAATATTGCAGTTCAATCAGTCCACATGACTGCATCAGATGTACATTCTACGAACATTGCCCGGAGTGTTTCATGGGGTGTCCGGGAGATCAGGGTGAAACGATCAGAAAATTACAAAGCAATGAATAAAATTAGAGAGTCGGTGTTTACCGGCTCTTTTTTAACGCAAAATTCCTCAAACATGTACCACAACTTTTCTACTGACCTGTGATAGAATATACTCAGAAGTGTTACTATGGGGTTTTATAGCTTAATTCAGAAAGGGTATGATTGGATGTTGATAGGATGGCAAATGACCAGAATTTAAATAATGGAGTGGCGACACAGTTTCGAAGCGGCGAGGAAGCGGCGAGAAACGGAAAAAAAGGCGGTATTGCATCTGGATATTCTAGGAGACAAAAAAAAGCCCTTTCTGATTATGTGAAAATTATAGCTGAAAGTCCTGCATCAAGTACTGCAAAAAAGAAACTTGCAAAAATGGGGATTGCTGACGAAGACGCAAATAACATGGCGGTCGTAGCAAATTCTCTGTATAAAAAAGCGGTAGATGGAAATATACAGGCTATCGAAAAATGGGAGCAGCTAACAGCAGCTTCAAAAGACGATGATGAAAAATATGAACTTCCTGCCAGAGTACTTGGCAAGGCATTCGTGGATATTAACCGACAGATTAAGCCCAACATTGAATATGTATTCGAGGGCGGCCGAGGCGGTCTGAAATCTTCATTCGTAGCTTTTAAAATTGTTGAGCTTATCAAGAATAACCCCCAGATGCACGCCTGCATTACAAGGCAGGTGGCTGGCACTCTAAAAGATTCTGTATATGCTAACATGAAATGGGCTATCAACGAACTCGGACTGATGGAAGAATTTGAATGCAAGGTGTCGCCACTTGAAATCAAGTATATTAAGACGGGACAGACAATATACTTCCGTGGTCTGGACGATGAAACCAAACTAAAATCCATTAAGCCGGAGTTTGGCTACATTGGGATCCTCTGGAAAGAGGAAAAAGATCAAATGAAGGGAGATGCCCAGGAACGTTCTGTTAATCAGTCAGTGCTTCGTGGTGGCGATGAATCCTATGATTTTTCATCATATAACCCGCCAAAATCAAAATCAAACTGGGTAAACAGGATTAAGCTCACGCCTAACCCGAAAAGAGTTATTCATCATTCAAGTTATCTGGAAGCCCCGGCGGAGTGGCTCGGACAGAAGTTTATTGACGATGCAGCGCATCTGAAAGAAATCAATCCAGAAGCCTATGAGCATGAATATCTGGGTGTCCCAAATGGTGACGGCGGAAACGTATTTGAATATCTAGAGATTAGAGATATTACAGACGAAGAAATCAGCCACATGGATCGCATTTTCGCTGGTGTAGATTATGGATGGTACCCGGATGCCTTCTGCTATCTCCGAACTTATTATGATTCCGCCAGAGAGAAGATATATCTGATTGACGAATTGTATGTAAATAAATGGAGCAACTCCAAGACCGCTGATTGGATCAAGAAAAAAGGCTATGACGATTATACGATGATATGTGATTCTGCTGAGCCTAAATCCGTGAACGACTTCCGGGATGCCGGACTTCCTGCCAGAGGAGCAACCAAAGGGCCGGGAAGTATCGAATATGGTTTTAAATTCTTACAAACAAAGACCATAGTCATTGACCCGAAGCGAACACCGAACGCATATAAAGAAATCACAGAATATGAGTACGATCGGGACAAAGAGGGAAATGTAATAAGCGGTTATCCTGATGGAAACGATCATGCAATCTCGGCGCTTAGATATGCTTATGAGCCGTTATTTAACAGAAGGGGGTACAGTGCATAAAATGTTAGATAGGTACTTTTCAGATAAAATAAATAAATTCTTAAGCATCGGTTTAAAAATATATGGATCATCTGACATTAACGAAATCTTAAAAGTTGTAGAATATGAAGACATTATTGTGCGAGATACTCCTGTAAGATGGATGGATTTTAAAAGGTAGATTAAATGGGACTTATAACAACACTAAAAAGGTGGTTTAACATGATTTTCAAAAAACAAGCCGAAGAGGACTTTAATATCCAGGCGGCAGAATTCCCGGAGATGGAATCACTGATTAACCGGTGCGCGAACATTTACAGGGGTGCGCCGGAATGGCTGGATGATGAGGATAATATCAAGACGATCAATTTCGCGAAAACTGTCTGCTCAGAGACAGCACGGCTCACAACGCTGGCAATCGGCATCCAGATCGGCGGTTCCGCAAGGGCTACATGGCTTCAGAAACAGATTAACAAGGTATATTTTCAGATACGTCACTGGGTAGAGTACGGTTGCGCCTATGGAACGGTTTTCATCAAGCCGAACGGTGAGAGCCTTGATGTATTTACTCCGGCAGATGTGATGATTGTGGATTATGACAATCAGGAAATAAAAGGGATTATATTCAAGGATTCTTATACTGTTGGACGAAAATACTATACACGGCTTGAATATCATCGTTTTGTTGAAACCACCGTGGACGGCGTGACAACTTACCCATATTATGTTTCTAATAGAGCCTATGTATCAAAATCCCCTCAGTCAATTGGCAATAAGATTGACCTTAAACAGACCAAATGGGCTGATCTCATGGCAGATACGCCACCGATTCTCAAGGCAAACGGAGAAAAGTTGGACGGACCGCTTTTCGGAGTTCTACGGACGCCACAGGCGAACAATGTGGATATTAGCACACCACTGGGCTTGCCGGTTTTTGCTGAAGGCATTGAGGAGCTGGGAGACATTGATGTTGCGTATAGTCGGAACGCGGGGGAAATTAAAGACTCTCAGAAGATTGCTCTGTTAGATGATAGACTACTGATGCCAAGCGGTACACCTGTTTCAGCCATGTCACCACGAGGTATGGAGAACAGGCGAAACGAGATGAAATTGCCGCATTATGTCAAGAACGTGTTCGGACAGGACGAAAAAGAGTTTTATCAGGAAATCAATCCACAGCTCAACACGGATGCACGGTTGGCCGGAATCAATGCGCTACTGTCACAGCTTAGCTACAAATGTGGATTTAGCAGTGGTTATTTTGTGTTTAACGAGAAAACTGGAATGGTGACGGCTACGCAGGTGGAAGCGGACGACCGCCGGACAATTCAGTTTATTAAGGACGTTCGGGATAAGCTGGAGGATTGTCTGAATGGCGTAATCTATGCACTCAATGTTTTTGCCGACCTGTACGATCTAACTCCGGTGGGCGTTTATGAAACAACATACGACTTCGGAGACATAACCTACAACAGAGAAGAAGACCGTGCAAGATGGTGGCAGTATGTTGTACAGGGAAAGGTTCCAGCATGGCTGTTTTTCGTAAAATTTGAAGGAATGACCGAGGAAGATGCAAAAGCAATGGTCAAAGAAGCTCAGCCAGACGAACCGAAATTATTTGGAGATGAATAGTTATGTTAAGCCCAGAATATTTACGCCGGATAACAGAGGGCAGTGAACAAATCGCAGAAGAACTGCATCAGTATATCATCTCCGAGATCGTGTCAAGGATGATGGCGAGAATCGGCAGAGGTGAGGACTATATTCTGACCAATGCTGATGCGTGGAGAATCAGAACGCTACAGGAATCCGGCGAACTGCTAGAGGACATTCTGGCAGAATTATCCAGATATACCAAACGTGAACAGCAGGAACTTCTTGAAGCGTTTGAAGATGCCGGAATCACTGCAATGAACTACGATGATAAGGTATATAAGGCGGCAGGATTAAGTCCTGTACCGCTCGAACAGTCACCGACAATGATAAGACTCATGGAGCGGAATATGCTTGCAACCATGGGCGAGTGGAAGAACTTCACACGAACGACCGCAAGTGCCGCTCAGAGGCTCTATATCGAGCAATGCGACCTTGCATATAATCATGTAATGACTGGAGCGGTTGGGTATACGCAAGCCATCAAAGAGGCGGTTAATAACGTTGTGAGTGATGGCGTTACTGTCACGTATCCATCTGGCAGAAAAGACACGATTGAAACAGCAGTAGCACGTTCTGTTAGAACTGGCGTGGCTCAGGCGTGTGCCGATATTCAGTTGACAAGAATGAAAGAAATGGGATACGGTCTAGTACTGACATCGGCACATATAGGAAGCCGCCCAAGCCATGAAGTATGGCAAGGACAGGTATTTTCCATAGACTGGGAAAAATTAAAAGAAATCAAGCCGGAGTTTTTTCGAGAGCGAGACACATCAGAATACCGTAGAATGCTGGAGCAAAAAGCAAGTCAATATCCAGATTTTATTGAAAACTGTCATTATGGCGAAGCTGATGGAATATGTGGAGTAAATTGCAGACATCATTTTTCAGTTTGGGCGGAAGGAATGCCGAATCCCTACGCAGAACTATCAGCACAGGATAAAGCCGACAAAGGCAAACAGTACGAAAAAGAACAGCGGCAACGTACTTATGAGCGAAGAATCCGCAAAACGAAGAGAGAGGTTCTTGGACTGCAAGCAGGAGTCAACAATGCACCGAACGAAAAGGCGAAATTCGCATTACAACAAGACCTTGACCGGAAGTCTTATATTTTACAGAAACAAAATGCTGCATACAAAGATTACTGCAAGCAGAACGACCTGAGGGAACTGCAAGACCGACTCATGATAGCGAAGTGGAACCGACAGAACGCCGCTAAAGCCAGAGGAGCGGCGAAGAGATATAAAACAGCAAAGGGGATTGACTGATGGATAGATGGGAATATTTCAATCCGAATCCTGCCGGGAATCGAGTCGGAGATTGTGCTGTCCGGGCAATATGCAAAGCAACCGGTTTTGACTGGGAAACGGTATTTGCCGGATTAATGATACAGGCGTGCTCTCTATCAGATATGCCGAGCGCAAATTATGTCTGGGGAGCGTACCTCTATAAGCATGGATACAGACGCAAACTGATTGAACAGTCAGAACGATATATCTATACAGTCAACGACTTCTGTACAGACCATCCAACAGGTACGTATATCCTCTGTATAGATGGTCATGTGGTGACGGCACAGGACGGCAAATATTTTGACACATGGGATAGCGGTAATGAGATCCCGGTATATTACTGGGAAAAGGAGAATAAATGAGCATATCAGAATTTGTACAGATTTTCCTCTCCATCTGCGGAGGGGTGTCTATCGTTGGAGGGGCAGCGGCTGTAATCTTTAAGTGGATTACTCCGGCGTTTCGACTTAATAAGCGAGTAAAAACACTGGAAGAACATGATAGACGAGATTATGAAAGTCTTCGGAGGATTGCAGAACGTGATTCATTGATTCTGGAAGTCCTATCAACCATGCTGGACAGTCAGATCAGCGGCAACAATGTGGAGGAATTAAAAAAAACAAAACAGAAACTTACAAATTATCTTGCACAGAATCAACGTTAGCATTGGTAAGGGGTATGCTCATGAAATTATATGTGTTCACAAAGAAAGATATAGACAGGTTCTTGGCAGAGTGTAATTTCACACCGGATGAAGAAAAGCTATTCAGATTGAGATGCAAGGAATATACGCTCGAATACTGTGCTGAACAGATGAATGTGAGTATATCCACAGCGAAACGATTAAGCCGGAGGGTGAACAATAAAATAATTAAAGTATGCTGATACTTTTCAGATACTTATATGGGTCTTAGACGAACTGTCTAAGGCTCTTTTTTTATGTAAAAATAGTCATAGAAAGTCATAGAATAAGTCATAGAATAAGTCATAGGAGGTGTACGAGATGGCATTATATAACAATCCTTATCAATATAGTTTTGGCGTTCCGGGGCAGATGAACCAGTTCCAGCAACAGCCTGTCCAGATTCCAGCTCAACCAGTACAGCAACCACAGCAGAATAATAGCGGTATCCTGTGGGTATCCGGCGAAGTCGGCGCAAAATCCTATCTGGTAGCGCCCGGGACAAGTGTTCTACTAATGGACAGTGAAAGCGAAAAGTTCTACATAAAATCCACAGACGTTTCCGGTATGCCACAGCCATTACGGACGTTTGAGTATCACGAGGTAGGCACTCAGATGCCACCTAAACAGACTGCTCAGAACATGGACAGTAAATACGTCACCAGACAGGAATACGACGATTTAAAGGGCAAATACGAAGCTATCATAAACCGATTAAATTCATTTTCTGAACCTATTAGAGCTAATACTGTACAGGAATCAGCAATCAATGGAGGAAATGCAGATGAGTAATCCATTATTTAACACACTTGGCGGTGGGATGCCACAGGGAAACGGACCAATGCAGATGATACAACAATTCATGCAATTTAAACAGAATTATAAGGGAAACCCAAAAGAAGAAGTTCAGAAAATGTTGCAGTCTGGAAGGATTTCACAGCAGCAGCTTAACCAGGTTCAGCAGATGGCAGGGCAGTTTCAGAATCTGCTGAAAGGAATGAAATAAAAAAAAGAGGAAGAATTAATCTTCCTCATACTTCCAAACGTAACCATGTAAACTTTTGGTTCGTCTTTTTGCATTATTTACAATTGACGCTGGTGGACAATTCAAATATCTGGCTGCATCAGATATTGATGGCCACTTTTTTACAAGCTGATTTGATTTTGTATATTGATACACTGGACGACTAAGGGGATTTAATATGCCTTTACGACCAGTCATATTGGAATCGACGCGTAATCCTGTTTTTATTGCGTGCCTGGTGTTTTCGCTACGCGATACCCATTCCAAATTTTTTACATAATTGTTGGCTTTATTACCATCAATATGATTAACACAAGGTTTATTTAAAGGGTTTTGAATAAAAGCAGTTGCCACAAGAATATGAATGGTTTTATTTTTATGTTTTCCGTTTTTACATAACATAACCATTCTATATCCAGAATGATGACTTTTAATAGTCAGATTTTTAGGTTTTCCAGTATGATTGTAATTCATACTTTTTACATTCCCGAAGTTACTAACTTGATATATTCCCTCATAATCGGGTATATCTTTCCAAATTTCTTGCATAAAAATAACACCTGTCCTTTCAGTGTGCGTGTCCTATTGATAAATGTACGGAAATCTCTAGGACATGAGACTTTCGGGAGCTACCCTATCCGTACAATTAAATTATAACACATTTTTCTAAATAAGTACATTATGATTTGGCCAAATCAATGTAAATATATTAAAAAGGAGCTTTTTATTATGGATGGAAATTATAGCTTAGCAGATATTGCCGCTGCTACTGGAAACGGTAGAAATAATGACGGCATGTTTGGTGGAGATGGCAGCTGGTGGATTATTGTTTTATTCATTTTTGCATTCTGCGGATGGGGAAACAACGGCTGGGGCAATAACGGCAACGGCGGTGGATATACAGCTACAGCAGCTACTCAGGCAGATATTCAGAGAGGATTCGACAATTCCGCTGTAATCAGCAAGCTTGACGGAATCAATAGCGGCCTGTGTGATGGCTTCTATGCTATGAATAACGGTATGCTTACCGGATTTAACGGAATCAACACAAACATCATGCAGACTGGTTTCGGCATTCAGCAGGCTATTAATGCTGACACTGTAGCAAATATGCAGAATACCAATGCACTCCAGGCACAGCTTGCAAACTGCTGCTGCGAAACCAGAGAAGCAATCCAGGGCATAAACTACAACATGGCACAGAATACCTGTGCATTGCAGAACACCATGAACAGTAACACAAGAGACATTATCGACAGCCAGAACGCCGGAACAAGGGCAATCCTTGATTACCTGTGCAACGAGAAGATATCCAATCTCCAGGCTGAAAATAACGACCTCAGACGTGCCGCTTCTCAGGATCGCCAGAGTGCGCTTCTCACAACTGCAATGGCTTCTCAGACACAGCAGCTCATTAATGCGATTAATCCAGCACCGATTCCGGCATATCAGGTTCCTAATCCGAACACATATTACGGATGCGGATGCAACACCGGATGTAATTGTTAACAACTTCATATCGAGAGTATCTTTCGATTGATTCGGATGTCGGCTTATGCCGTATTACACAGAGGGGCAGGCTGAGACCTGTCCTTTTGTGATATGAAAGGAGTATTTTTATGGCAGAATTTACAAATGTAGCTGCTCAGACTGTAGCAGCAAATGGAAACGTAGTATTTTCAAACACAGCAGTCAAAGGTTCTAACTGCATTCAACACAGGGAGGGAAGTGGAATCATTACGCTGAGAGGACTTACTAACCAGTGCAAGGCTAGATTTTTCGTGGACTTCTCTGGTAATATTGCAATTCCAACAGGTGGTACTGTCGGGGCTATCTCTCTGGCTATTGCAATATCTGGTGAGCCGGTTCTTTCTTCTCAGATGATTTCCACACCGGCAGCAGTAGACCAGTACAACAATGTGTCCTCTGGAATCTATATTGATGTACCTCGCGGATGTTGCGTTAATATCGCAGTAGAGAATACAAGCGATCAGGCTGTTTCTGTTGCGAACGCAAACATTGTTGTGACCAGAGAAGCATAGGAGGTGTGATTATGAGAGACATTAAAGACTTATGTGCAAGAATTGAAGACGAACTGTCCAAAATTGCTGACAGTGGGCTGACCACTGGAAATCTGGAAATGACATACAAACTGATTGATATGTATAAAGATATCAAGAATACGCAGTACTGGGACAAGAAAGTGGAATATTACAATACTGTCCTTGATGAGATGCGTGGTGGCTACAATGACGATTACAGCGAACGTGGAAGAAAACGTGACAGTATGGGGAGATACAGCACAAATGATGGCAGAATGATGCCGGATTACGACAGAGGTAGTTCTTATGCCAGACGTGGTGAGCATTATGTCAGAGGACATTACAGCCGTTCTGACGGACGAGATGCTTATGACGACTATATGACGCAGAAACAGAGCTATCGTTCCGGCAAATCCGAGGACTGCAAGAGAAAGATGCTTGCCGCTCTGGAAGAACATCTGGACGAACTCACAACAGAAATGAGCGATATGTCCAAGGATGCGGAGTGCCGGGAGGAACGTGATCTTGTTAAAAGATACGTGGAAAAGCTCAGGGATATGCTCTAATTGGCTAAAACATGTACCACAACTTTTTGAAGGTTCTGTGATACAATATATTCGTAGGGAAGATTTGTAAGCAGAAATGCTTGACATAGACATTTTTATTGCTTTCCTCCTTTCTTTAAGCAGATGCGTGTCCTTAATAGAAACAGGTTCGGGGTGGAATCTGGAGGTTGAAAAGCGGATGCAATTTCCGACACGTATCATTGCCGTTAGTGCATGACGGCATACCTCCTCGTTAGCACATATAACTGAACAGTGGAATCCAACCCGTGCAGAGGTGCGCGACCGTATAGGCGGTGTTGACGTAGCCCAAAACGTCTCGTGTTTAGGCATAGCACGTAAAATACCTTGCTAACCCGGGAATCCGGGTTATGTGGAATGTACGGCTAGTGGTAAGCTGACAGAGTCGCTCTCTGGTCTCCGGTTCGATTCCGGGCGTTCCGCTTTGATTCGGTTAGAATTATGCTGTTTGCTTGCAGGCGGTCTATGATTCGGCTGAATTTATCTCATGAGAAAAGGTTATTGCTCATCCTGTTGTCTGGTGTCCGGATCAAAAAGCATAATGGAATGTAGCTCGGTTGGGAGAGCGGAGGACGCATAGTCCTTGACGCCGGTGGTTCGAGTCCACCCTTTCCGATTACCCTGCCAGTGGTCTAACTGGCTTAATCCACTTACCTGCGGCGGCAGGTCAATAAACACGACCAGGAGGATATATATGCAGAAACTTATTGACACTTTAAAATCATTTGGAATTGAAATCCCGGAGGACAAACAGGCAGATGTGAAAAAGGCACTCTCTGAGCATTACAAGAATGCTAAAGAAGTTGCAAAAACTCTGTCAAAAGTTGAGGGCGAGCGTGATGACTGGAAAGAACGTGCCGAGACAGCAGAGGAAACTCTGAAAGGTTTTGACGGTATCGACCCGGCAAACATTCAGACAGAGCTTGCTGGATGGAAGAAGAAGGCTGAGGACGCAGAGAAGGAATTCAATGCGAAGATCTATGACCGCGATTTCTCAGACGCACTTAAAACAGCACTTGATGATGTTAAATTTTCCAGTGAGGCTGCAAAGAAGTCTGTTATGGCAGACATCAAGGAAGCTGGATTGAAGCTGAAAAACGGTAAAATCCTTGGACTGAATGATTTGATTGAGCAGATGAAGCAGTCTGACGCATCCGCTTTTGTGGATGAATCTCAGCAGCAGGCTCAGCAGAACCAGGCAAGGTTTACTACTCATGTTGGACAGCAGCAGACACCGGGAAACATGACAAAGAAAGATATCGAAGCAATCAAAGACCCGTCCGAGAGACAGGCTGCAATTGCTCAGAATATCCAGTTATTCCAGTGATTTTTTACACCGACTATACACCAGAGTATAGCCGCTAACCCAATACCTTAACAATTATGGGTAGAAAGGACTTTTTTTATGGCAGCAAAATCCAATCTTATTATGACAAATGATATCCAGGTCACAGCACGTGAGATTGACTTTGTTACCAGATTCGAAAGAAACTGGCAGCACTTACGTGACATTTTGGGTATCATGAGACCTATCAAAAAGACACCCGGAGCGGTTCTTAAATCAAAATACGCAGAAGGCACATTGCAGGATGGAAATGTTAAAGAGGGCGAAGAAATCCCTTACAGCAAATTCACTGTAAAAGAAAAGCCTTATGCAGAAATGAGTATTGAGAAGTACGCAAAGGCTGTATCTATCGAAGCGATTAAAGATCACGGTTATGAGAACGCCGTTCAGATGACCGATGATGAATTCCTTTTCCAGCTTCAGACCAATGTTACCGGCAGATTCTATGACTATCTGAAAACTGGTACACTTACTTCCACAGAAACTACATTCCAGATGGCTCTGGCAATGGCTAAAGGTCGTGTTGAAAACAAATTCAAGCAGATGCACAGGAATGTGACTGGTGTTGTTGGATTTGTGAACATTCTGGACGTATATGAATACCTCGGAGCGGCTGAGATCACTATTCAGAACCAGTTTGGCTTCCAGTACATGAAGGACTTTATGGGATTCAATACGATTTTCTTACTGTCCGACAGCGAGATTCCAAGAGGACAGGTTATCGCTACTCCTGTTGAGAATATCGTACTTTACTATGTTGACCCGAACGAATCTGACTTCGCAAGAGCAGGACTTGTATACACTGTATCTGGTGAGACAAACCTGATCGGATTCCACACTCAGGGCAACTACCACACAGCAGTGTCCGAAGCGTTTGCGGTTATGGGACTTACTCTTTTTGCGGAGTACATTGATGCAATTGCAGTAATTACCATTGACGAAACACCAACACTTGGTACTCTGACAGTAACATCTGCGGCTGGAACAGAAAGCGGTGATACAAAAATCACTGTAAATCCGGCCAAGGAAAATGCTGGCAATGTGTATAAATACAAAGTTGCAGCAGATGCATTAACTGTTGGATATGGACAGAACCTCAGAAATTGGACTTCTTGGGACGGAAAAGCTGACATTAAGGCAACGACCGGACAGAAGATTACAGTGGTTGAGTGTGATGGAACATATAAAGCACTGAATGCCGGAAGTGCAAGCGTAACAGCAAAATCATAAATGTAGGAGGTAACTGATATGGCTTATGCAGATTATGATTTTTACACAGAATCCTATTATGGCAATGTCGTGCCAAAAGCTGACTTTGATCGTCTGGCAGCCAGAGCCAGCGATTTTATTGATACATTGACATTTGATAATTTGGTGGACGGACTGCCAGCTGATAAGCGTTCACAGAAACGTATTAAAAAGGCGGTCTGTTCACTGGCTGAATTAATGTATCAGATTGAGCTTGCTGAGAAGAATGCTACCAATGCCGCTGTGAGCGGTACGTCAACCGCAATCGGGTCCGGTGGTAGCACGACAGGCATTGTAACATCTGTATCATCTGGCAGTGAATCCATTTCCTACGCCACGCCTCAGCAGATTGGAGCAAGTGCAAAGGAATGGAGTGCGGTGTATGCCGCCGCCGGAGATGTACAGAAAACGAACGACTTGCTTCTTAAGACAGCTTTACCGCTTCTGATGGGAGTAAGGACGGATGATGGAATACCAGTTCTTTATGCGGGGGTGTGAATATGAAATGCAGACAATGCGGGAAAGAACTCAAACCACATTGGAGTACAGATATTTGTCTTGAATGTTCAAGGGAAAATATGAAAAAGATATTCAGAGAAAATCCCGAAGTAAAGCAGGCATTCCGTGAAACTATTGAAGAACTTAAAAAGCCTGAAAATGTTGAGAAAATGGCTAAAAATACAGCTGATTTTATGAATGCTATTCAGGCGTTAAGGGGTGATAAATAATGGACATTTCAACATTAGGCTCATGTATAGCAATCGTTATGATTTGCTACATAGTAGGAATGGGATGCAAAGCATCAAAAAGAATCTCTGATGAATGGATTCCAGTTATCATGGCGGTTATTGGCGGAATTCTCGGAGCTGTCGGAATGGGAGTTATCCCGGATTTCCCGGCATCGGACTATATCACGGCGGTTGCAGTCGGTATGTTTAACGGATTGTCGGCTACTGGTGTGAATCAGGTTATTAAGCAGACAATGCAGAAAGAATAATTAAGGAGAGGGTATCATGTACGAAAAAACGGTGACGGTTTTTAATTATTACGAATCAGCCACGACAAGAGATGCGTACTGGTATCCTCATGTTTTATCCGGCGTTGACCTCATTACGGATAAGGGAGCGATACTCAAAAAGTACGGACCAGATGTAACTGACAACGCACAGTTACACGTTCGATACACTGTCCAGAACGGCGATGCAACCATTACTGATAAAGACGGTAAGATTCTCCCATATGTGCCTCCTAAAGAGTGGAAACAGCAGATTAACAACGCTTTGGAAGATACTATCACATTCTCAGACGAATCGTTCTTCTGGGAGGGTGAGTGGACTGGCGGAACGGTATCTGATGGTGATTATCGGAGCGGATTCTATCAGTACATGAACGAGAATAAGGATAACGTATTCAAGATTACCAGTGTAGGCGGTCCGTATACGCTGATTCCGCATTTTGAGATTCTGGGTAAGTAATATGAGTAAGATTCATCATTTTAAAGGATTCTCTGTAGTTGACGGAGATATGAAAATCAAGCTGAATATGGACAGATTCTCCAGACAGTATCAAGAAGCTCAGTATCTACTTGATGGAATGGTTATGGATAGTATGGTACCGTTTATGCCGATGATTACAGGGGACTTTATCAATCGAACAAGAGTTGAGAGTACATCCTTGCAAGGAACTGGGAAAGTATGTGCGGCGGCGGCTCCTTATGGGCGTTTTCTGTATGAGGGAAAAGGAATGGTTGACGAGGCAACCGGAAGTCCCTACGCAAGACGTGGAGCAAAGAAAGTCCTCGTCAGCCAGTTCTCTGGTCAGACAGCCGCAAAGGAAAATCTTGAATACACCAAACAGGCGCACCCACGGGCGCAGGCAAAATGGTTTGATGCCGCAAAGCGACAATACGGCAGTACATGGATTCGCAAAGTAAAAGCACAGGCAGGAGGTGGCAGACATGGCAGATAAACCTATCGGAAAAGATGCAACTGGATATGAGATTCTGACAGACGCCATGAAAGCACTTCTGAACCAGTATCCGGGACTGTACGATAATGAAACAATCAAATTTGAGGAACTCGGCAAGGAATCAGGAATTGCATTCTCGGCAGACAACGGGGCGTTGGTCTATTCAGAAAAAGAAGATGTTTGCGGAATAATGCACCAAATTTGTCAGTACCCATTTTATGTAGTGTACCGAACAGCATCCGACAAGGAACGGCAGAAGTTATCTGTTCAGAAGTTCCTGGATAATCTCGGTAAATGGATATGTCGAGAACCAGTTATCATAAATGGCTCTGAGACACGCTTAAATGCTTTTCCAGAGCTTTCTCAAGGAAGAGTGATAAAACGTATAACTCGTGATAATTCCTATGGTTTAGAGCCGCAGGAGAGTGGTGTACAGGACTGGTTATTGCCATTATCGGTACGCTACGAAAACACTTATGAAGTAATATAACGAGTAACAACCGGCTATCAATTGGAGATAGTCGCTAACCTACACAGCCTTTTAAAAGTTATAGGCAGAAAGGACATTTCTATGGCAGTTACAGGCAAGATTGACCGTAAATATATGGCTCATTACATTGACGCAGGTTCCCTCTGCGGAGGGCTGACGCCGAAATATGAGCGTCTTGGAAAGGATCTGGAAGAGTACAACATCGAACTCAACCCGGATACCGAAACATCTAAAAACATTCTTGGAGAATCCACATTTAAGCATAATGGCTATGAGGTATCTTCTGATGCTGATCCGTTCTATGCGGATACCACATCTGATTTGTTCGGAGCATTACAGAAGATTGTAGATGGACGTCTCAAAGACGATAACCTCAAAACAAAAGCAGTTGAGGTTCATCTCTGGACAGAAGCCACAGCAGGCAAGTATGAAGCATATCAGCAGGACTGCTACGTTGTGCCGACATCCTACGGTGGAGACACATCTGGCTATCAGATTCCATTTACTGTGAACTACGTTGGAGAACGTGTAAAAGGAAAATTTGATATCAGTTCCGGTACATTCACAGCTGACAGTGAATAAGCACATACACAAGGAGGATATGCTAAATGGCAAAAGTAATTAATACCAAAATTGATGATGGAATTTTTACATTCACGTTTACCAACAACGAAGACGAAGTTTTTTCTTCTTTCAAGCTTAACCCGACTGATATCAATGTAGCAGCACGTGCGGAGGAACTGGGAGAGTACTTTGACCAGCTTAAAAATTCTATTCAAAAAGTCACATCTGGTAAGGAAGTGGCAGAACTGAACAAACAGATCGAAGACAAAATCAACTATCTGCTCGGATATGAAGCATCAAAAGACCTGTTCAAGGAGCCGATCACAGCGACTACTGTATTCGGCAATGGTCAGGTATTCGCCTACATCGTACTTGACAAGATCGCAGAAGCAATCGCACCGGAAATCGAAAAGAGAAAAAAGAAAATGCAGACGGCAGTCAATAAGTACGTGGAGAAATATACAAAATGACCGCCTATGAGCTACCCACCTCACTGAACATAAGTGGGGTGGATTTTTCTATCAGAACGGATTTTCGAAAAATAATAGGCATATTAATCGCTCTTGGAAATCCGGATTTTAGCAATGAAGCGAAAGCAATAATTGCTGTTCAGATAATGTACGAAAAATGGTGGGAGATACCAGAAGAAAATTTAAGCGAAGCTCTTCAAAAAGCTTATGAGTTCATCGACTGCGGGCAGTCTGACGATAATCCAAACCGCCCAAAGCCCCGTTTGATGGATTGGGAACAGGATGGAGACATGATTGTCCCGGCGGTAAACAAGGTTGCCGGTAAAGAAATCAGAGCAGTGCCTTATATGCACTGGTGGACGTTTTTTGGATATTTTATGGAATCTGGCGAATGTCTTTTTAATACCGTAGTTGGAATTCGTTCAAAAAAGGCAAAGGGCGAAAATCTCGATAAATGGGAAAAGAAATTCTATCAGGAAAATAAGAACATTATTGATATAAAAACACGTCTCAGCGAAGAGGAGCAAGCGTACAAGGATGCGCTGAATGAGATGTTAAACCTCAAATAGTTAGGAGGTGAATGTATGGCTGCTGATGGCTCAGTCATTATTGATACCAGAATGGATACAACCGGTGTCCAGAATGGTGTCTCAGCTATAAAACAGTCATTTAACGGCCTTGGAAGTGCTGTAAAAAAAATCGGTCTGCTGATTGGTGGGGCTTTTGCAGTTGGTAAGTTAGTACAGTTCGGCAAAGAGTGCGTGGAACTCGGCTCTGACCTTGCGGAAGTACAGAACGTGGTCGATGTTACATTTACAACCATGTCTGACAAAGTAAATGAATTCGCAAAGAACGCCATGACTTCTGCCGGATTATCTGAAACTATGGCAAAAAGGTATGTCGGCACGTTCGGAGCAATGTCTAAGTCGTTCGGATTTTCAGAATCACAGGCTTACGACATGTCAACGGCCCTGACACAGCTGACTGGTGATGTGGCATCATTCTACAACATCAGTCAGGACTTGGCTTATATCAAACTGAAATCAGTGTTTACGGGTGAAACGGAAACATTAAAAGATTTGGGCGTGGTAATGACCCAGTCGGCACTTGACCAATATGCACTTGCAAATGGCTACGGCAAAACCACATCTGCAATGACTGAACAGGAGAAAGTTGCTCTCCGCTTTGCTTTTGTGCAGGAACAGTTATCAGCCGCATCTGGTGACTTCATTCGTACTTCTGACAGCTGGGCGAACCAGGTGCGAGTGATGCAGTTGCAGTTGCGGTCCCTCAAGGCAACAGTCGGACAAGGGCTGATTAATATTTTTACACCTGTTCTGAAAGTGATCAATATTCTTCTCGGCAAACTGGCGACTCTGGCAAACGCATTTAAGTCATTCACGGAGCTTATTACTGGCAAGAAATCTTCCGGTCAAACGAGCGGAAGTGGAGCGGGTCTTGCCGGAACAGACGCGATCGCAGATACAGCGGACCAGTATGGACAGGCGGCAGATAATGCAAAGAAACTGGCTGATGCCACGAACGACAATGCAAAAGCAACAAAAAAAGCGAATAAAGTAACAAAAAACTATCTTTCGTCACTTGATGAAGTTCACAAAGTCACATCTACTGGCAGCAATTCATCTTCCACACCATCTTCATCTGGTGGAAGTGGTGGAGCAGGTAACAGCGGTCTTCCGAGTTCAGTTGGTAATGTGGACTATGGAAATCTCGCAGAAGGTGAAACCGCGCTTGATAAAATTAGCGATTCCGCAAAAAAACTTGCTGATCTTCTCAAAAAACTCTGGAAGCCATTCCAGGACGCATGGAAAAAAGAGGGTAAGAATACCATTGACGCGGCAAACATTGCCTTGTCGGGAATTGGAAAGCTCGCCAAGAGTGTAGGTAAAAGCCTTGTAGAGGTCTGGACAAATGGCACAGGCACAACAATGCTCACGACCATGCTTAAGATTGCCCAGAACGTGCTTAAGACCGTTGGGAACATTGCTTCCGGTTTCGCTGACGCGTGGAGCAAAAACAACGTCGGAACGCAGATTATACAGAATATCGCAGATGCTCTTGTGGTGGTCATGCAGCTTGTTGAGAAGATTGCAGAGGATACAGCGACATGGGCGGCGAACTTGGACTTCTATCCGTTGTTGGAATCTATTAGTAATCTAACAAGCACATTTGCGCCAATTCTGGAATCGATTGGAAATGTTCTTGAATGGATTTACAACAATATCGTTCTTCCGATGCTTAAATGGGTGATTGAAGTAGGACTTCCGACAGTGATCAATCTGGTATCGGATTTGGCTGGATTCTTTGCGGATCATCAAACAATTATTGAAGCATTCGGCGCAGCTCTAATCGGAGCGTTCGCGGCGGCGAAAATTGCAGGGCTAGCGTCAAGAATAGCAGGAAGTATAACGACAGTAGCGAGTTTTATAAAAGGCCTTATTGCACTTATGACTGGTTCTAGCGGCATTATGGGAGGAATTAAAGCTATTGCAACGGCTATCGGACCGGGCGGAATTTTTATAGCAGCAATAACGGCTTGCATTGCAATTGGCGTATTACTGTACAAAAACTGGGACAAGATTAAAGAAGTTGCAGGGGAAGTATGGGATTGGATTAAAAATAAAACATCAACATTTGTCAACGCTATAAGCTCTAGTCTTAAGAATCTCGCATCTAAAATTGTGACGATTTGGGATAATGTCAAATCCAGCGCATATCAAAAATGGACTGCAATTTGGTCAACAGTAGGAAATCTTGTTGAGAGAATTAAAAACGGTATAGTGGAAAAATTTACATCAGCCAAAAATAAGGTTGTCGATATATTTGGCGGAATTAAAGATACCATTCGAAAAATATTGAACAAGGTCATTGGCATTGTAAATAGCGCAATTGGAACTGTCAACAGTGCGATTGGTGGAATTGAATCTGCATTTTCTTTTGGCCCGTGGGAAGTGCCTACACCGTTCGGAAAGAAAACAATCGGATTTAGTGCAACATTTCCAAGAGTACCGACTATTCCATATCTGGCAAAAGGTGCAGTTATTCCACCTAGAAGTGAATTTCTGGCTGTCCTGGGCGACCAGAAACAGGGCAATAACATTGAAACACCAGAAGCACTGCTCAGAAAGATTGTTCGCGAAGAATCAGGGCAGCAGAGTGGTGGTGATTACAGATTCACAGCTCAGATTAATAGACGGACTATTTTTGACGAAATTATTGATGAAGCAAAGTTAAGACGTGATACAAGCGGCAGAAATCCGTTTGAACTGGCATAGGAGGTGGAAGCGTGGCAACTATTCCAAAAAGTATAACAGAACGATACAAGATGAATGGAGCTTCCATCTATCAGCCAGATAAAGATATGGGTTATAACTTCGAAACAACTTATTCAGAAGGTAGTAACCGTACGCAGTTCGGAAAAGCGTTGTTAACTCCATTGTTTACAGTCGAACAGTATAGCTATGAAGCATCAAACGTTCCAGTTATAGAAGCAAACAAAATTCTCAAAATTATCGCAAAAGGAAAAACTTTCAATTTGTATCATTGGTCACTTTATCACATGGCATGGAGAACCGACCCATTTTATGTTGGAAAAGCAAGCCTAACTATTGGAGAAATATCTCCAGACTTAAAATTTGTATCAAAAATATCTTTTAACATGCAGGGGGTGAATCCACTTGATTAATGTATCTGATGCGTTCAAACAAAAACTACAGGACGGAGAAAGAGTCTGGCAGGAAGTGGAAATCACCTTTCCTGACGGAACTGTAAAAACAGTCAAAAATGAAATCATGGGCGAAAACTGCACTTTTTCCGATTGTGCAGAAAGTAGCAGCTTTCCGATTGGCTGCGTTGTTTGTAAATCCATGACATTGGAGTTGGACAACACTTCCGATCAGTGGAAAAACTATAATTTCTACATGGCAAAAGTTCATGCGTATCTTAAAATGCAGACCTCTGTAGCAAGTTCGGCTACAACAGATGAATTGCTGGATGAAAACTATGAGCCAATTCTTGACCAGAGTGGCGGTGCGATTCTGGCAACAAAAGCAGCGACAGAAGACAGAGTCGAAACCATTGATAAAGGTATTTATACAATTACGACACCAGAACAATATGGCGAAATCCTTAGTTTTACCGCTTTGGACGATATGTATAAAACGAACGCAACTTATATATCTCATCTGGTTCTGCCACAGTCAATAGAGACTCTTGTTAGAGATGCGTGTGAGACTCTTGGTATTCCGTCAGAAGTCTCCATGGCTCATGGAAATCTGATCGTGTCAGAGATTCCGGAAAACATGACGTTTCGTCAGTTGTTCGGATGGGCAGCAATGCTTGAGACTGCGAACGCTCGCCTGGACAGCAGAGGATACTTGCGATTTATCAGATGGGATTTTTCCAATGTACAAGAAGATTACAACGCAGTAGTGGACGCTGATGGAAATGTAACATTTAAAGGCGGCGCAAGTATTGACTCAGAAAGTTTTATCAGTCCGACAGGGAACTGGACAATTGATAGTGATGGATTCTTGACACTGATCGAATCAGCAGCTGACACATCCGAAAAGCTCAAAGACTTTTTTACAAGTCCAACCGTTTCTAGTGATGATATTGTGATTACTGGAATCAAGCTAAAAAATAGAGAAAATGAAGCCATGTACGGAAGCACAGGATATGTTCTTGAATTGGAGAACGACCTTGTTGCGGATTCGGACTTGGACACGGTAGCTGCTCAAATCGGTGATTCCATAATTGGAGCTAAATTCCGTAACATGTCGGGAGAACTTGTATATAACCCACTCATTGAGTTTGGAGATATGGCATATACTTATGATCGCAAATGGAACAGATATATAACTCCGCTGACGGACGTTTCTTGTTCCGTTAATGGAAAGACCACTGTAAAAACTCAAGCCGATGATCCGATCAGAGGAATGAGCAAGTTCCAGTCAGAATCCACTAAGGCAATCGTAGAGGCAAGGCGTCTTGTAAAAAAAGAAAAAACGGCCAGAGAAAAAGCAGTAGAGAAATTAGAAGAAACCTTAAAAAATTCTTCTGGATTATATGAAACATCAGTCACACAGGAAGATGGCAGTACTATCACATATCTGCATGACAAGCCTACACTCGCAGAATCAAAAAATGTAATTAAATTCACAGCAGAAGCCATTGGCGTATCCAATGATGGTGGCAAAACATATCCTTACGGTTTCTTTCTGACAGGCGATTTGATAGCAAAAATTCTGTACGCACATGGTATCAATGCTGATTATATTGACACAGGCGCACTGACTGTCAGAGATAGCGATGGAAACATAATCTTCCAGGTTGATATGGACACCAAAAAAGTAATCATCAGTGGTGATAATGTTGTAATTGGTGGTAGTTCTTTGCCGGATAAACTGACAAAAATGGACAACAATATTGCATCTGCCAAGAATATGACATTCCAGCTGTCGAACGATATGCAGACGATCACATCTGACGCAGACGGAAACATTCCGGTATTTCCAACAGTGGCAACTACAGCGAAAGTTATGTACGGCTCGTCAGATATCACAAATGATTGTAGCTATACCATTACAAAATCAGACAGTGTAACCGGCTCTTGGGATGTAGATACGCATACTTACACTGTCACAGGCTTGAGTGCAGACAATGGATGGGTGGATATTAAGGCAACGTACCTGATTAATCTTTCTATAACGAAGAGATTTACGATTTCCAAGCAGAAAAAGGGCGAAGATGGAAAAGATGGTGAACCTGGTAGAACATACATGGTTGAGCCATCATGCAACGTCCTGAAACGTGGCTCTGACAAGGTGATTAGTCCAAACTTTATAACCTTTAAAGCGTATTATCGTGATGGTGATTCAGCTGCTAGAGTACCTTATAAAGGCAGATTTATCGTTGAAGAAACTGTTGATGGAAGTGCTTGGAAAACCATTTATATTAGTTCAACCGATGAGGATACAGTAACACACTACCTGTATTCTATTTTAACAAATAGTTCAGGTCAAGCAGTAGCAAGCTCCAATGGCTCAACCATTGGTATTCCGAGAGATGTGACAAATGTTAGATGTAAATTATATGCGTCCGGTGGAACTACAACATTGATGGATATGCAGAGCGTGGCGGTCGTTATTGATATAGACAATTTGACGCAGGAGCAAATAGTTAGCATTCTGACTAATGACGGGGCTTGGAAGGGATTATATTATAGCAATGGGCGTCTCTACGTCAGCCTTGATGCTCTTCTTGGTGGAACAGTTACCTTGGGCGGCAAAAAGAATGGGAACGGTTATCTGAAAATTAAAGATGCCAGCAATGCTGTTAAAGGATTAATTGATCGCTCTGGATATACTGTATTTACAAGCTACGAAGAAAATTCAAAATACATGAAATATACAGGTGTACAGTTTTCAAGCGATGGAATATTCCCTGTTGATATCAAGAAGTTCTTTGACGATGAAGTAGATATTGAAATTGAAAATAGTGAAAATTGGGGAATCAGTTGGAAGGATAACAGTCTAAACGTATATGCCACAGAGGTATCGGCTGATACCGGTACATTTGGAGATTTAACTGTTACTAATTCTGCATCTTTTGCAAAATCGCCAAAGATAGAAAACATGGAGTATACGACATCATCAAATACTATTTGTTGGGATGGACGTACAGGATACAAACAGCTGATGCTGAAATCTTCATCCTCGAAACGCTATAAAGATATTGGAAACGATATTTCAGAACAAGAAATTGAAAAATGGTACAATATCGAACCAACGTGGGCGAAATATAAAGAGGGGTATCTAGTTAAAGGGGACGAGAATGAAGGAAGATATATCCCAATGTTTATTGCCGAGAATGTAGAAGCATTCTTTCCAGAAGCTGCTCGGCATCAAAACGGACTTGTTGAGGACTGGAATGAGCGTATCATGATTCCAGCAATGTTTGCGATGCTAAAAGCACAGAAAAAGAAAATTGACCAACAAGAGAAACTTATTAATAAACTTTGCGAAAAGTTAAATATAGAATGAATTATGAAATGGAGGTACATAAATGTCAGTAAAGCAAGTACAAGCCATTGTAAATGGTCAGACTTATACCCTTACTTATAACAGTAATACGGGTAAATATGAAGCCACAGCAACAGCACCAAGTAGGTCTAGTTACAGCCAGAGTGGACATTATTACGGAATAACAATCAAGGCAACGGACGACGCTGGAAACGTGACCACCAAAGATGCGACAGATTCCGCAATCGGTAGTTCACTGAGATTAACCGTTAAAGAAAAGGTTGCACCGGTAATCACGGTCACCAATCCAACAGCATTTGCAACACTTGTCAACAACAAGCCAACTATCACATGGACTGTTACAGATGATGATTCTGGTGTTAATCCGTCTACTATCGGTATCACAATCGATTCCGGAAGCAAGATTACTGACGGCATTACAAAGACTGCCGTAACCGGTGGTTACAATTGTTCGTACATACCGGAAACAGCTCTTACCGATGGTTCTCATACCATTAGGTTTGATGCATCCGATTACGATGGCAACGCAGCTACGCAGAAATCTGTAACATTCAAGATCGATACCGTACCGCCGACGTTGAGCGTAGCCTCTCCGTCTGATGGATACGTTACCAACAAGAGCACAATTACTGTAGCAGGTACAACCAATGATGCAACGTCATCTCCTGTTACAGTAATGATCAACGGTACACCTGTAACGGTTGGTAGCAACGGAGCATTCAGCACTACGGTCACATTGTCCGCAGGCTCAAATACAATTACTATCGTTGCAAAAGACAGTGCCGGTAAGACAACAACCATTACTAGAACTGTCAAGTATGATCCGAACCCACCAAAGATTACAGCCGCAAGCGTAACGCCTAATCCGGTCGATGCAGGCAAAACTTATGTGATCTCTGTCACAGTAACTGATGAATGATGATTACGAGGGTTTACGGCTCGTGTAATGAGTTCGCTATTGAGTTCCAGAGACGAGAGGGATCGGATCTCGAAATCTGGGACGCAATAGTCCCTGCCAATAAAGATGGACAGTATGTCATAGAAATCTATGCAGAAAGTAGTGGTGGCTTGACAGCTTATACCGCCACTGTACTGTTTCTGATATCAGGGCACGAGATTGCTGGAAAGCTCGTTCCGAGAGGATATACGGCAGAATCAGAGAACATCGAGTACAGCTCATTGCTGAATCTGAGTCAGCTGACGGCAGAGCTTGTAAAGCAATGTTTCAGCGGACATAAAACATGCTGAAAGGAGAGAGGACATGGCAATTAGATACGTAGATAGCAATACAATAATGGATTTGGGAGAAAAAATCCGATTTAAAAGTAAAGTAGAGCCGGTATGCGGTGTAGACATCCCTTTTTCCATCATTTCAGCGGATTACGAATTGATTTTCGTTGATACAGATGCTGAAAAAGAGACTGTAGAAGATCAAGGAAACTGCAATATCAACGAGCATACGCTAGATGCGTTAATTGAGCCACAAAAAACAGGAATCTATTGTCTGAGATTCATATATAAAATTGCAGATGAAACGTGGGTAGATAATTATAAAATCAAAGTGAAAGGGTGATATGCATGGCAGATGCAAACATTTATATAGCCGGTGCAAGCATAAGCCCTACATCAGTTCAGACAGGGGCGAAATATGCGATTGCTGTTGATGTTCGAAATGTCCAGTATGTATTAGGCACAAGTGATGGATCAGCACTTGCCACTTCTGATGGTTCGATGCTGAGAGTGAAAGAATAGAGGTGATTATATGGCAGAATCATTAAAAACAATATTAATGTCGGCGCTGACTTCGAAAGCAACGCCGGCAGAAAGTGACACATTGATAGTTGGAGAAGGGAATGTATTAAAAAAAATATCGTTTTCACAATTATTTACATACCTAAAAGACAAACTCGGGATTAATGCATTAAACACGAAGATAACTTTTGTAAATCAAGTTTGTAAAGGTACTGGAGCAGGATATATCTATATTAATCCACCAGATACTAACAATGATTATTACTTAATAGGAGCTACTAATGCGGATTGGAACTCTTGTCCAGTTAGTATAGTTGCTGTAAGTAGGCAAAATTCTACTCATATAGTGCATTTTACGGGTAACATTGAAAAGGGTAAATCTGTTCGAATACTCAGTATGTGGACACAAGCTAAATATATAACTTTTAAATCATAATATAATTTATGCTCGTATAAACATTAAATCTGCTATATAATTACCTGCTGATACAAACCCATTACAAACAATATTATAGCCATTTGATGAAACGCCTACTGCGCAAATAAGAGCTTTGTTATCTCCCGAACCAATAACACCAATATTTTGATTATTTGTTGATACTTTTACTGGTAAGGTCAGAAGAACTGTCCCATTTTGTATACCAGAAGCAGTAAGTGAACTAAATCCAATATGGAGATATAAAAAGCTATCGTTATATATACAATATGTTTGTCCAGTTTGCAAATATCCGCCACCATTATATGTTTTTAATGTAACATTTTTATTATTTATCTTCGTGTTTAACATCTGTACCCATGCTTTATAATTGAGGTACGGGAGGTGCTGATAATGGAGACAAGGCAAATGATCATACAATCAGTAATGCAAGTATTAAAGAGCAAAGTGGATCAGGAGATACTGGATATAGTGCAAGATGCGCTTACGATCGAACTGAATCGTTATGAAGTCCAGGAACGAACAACAGAATTATCTGTCGTAGATAATAGCGCAGTAGGAATGTTACGCAGGTATATTGCCACCAAAAAAATCGAAGGCAAAGCAGAGTCTACACTGAAAAGATACTGGGAACAGAACCTGCAGTTAATACAATTTCTCGGCAAGAATCTGAACAAAATTACTACAGATGATTTAAGACTGTTCATGGCATGCCGACGGCAGCAGAATAAGGTAAGTAATAGAACTTTAGATGGGATGAGGAATAAAAAAGGCTCAGATCGAGCAGATTGTGAACCAGATAAGCGAGAGAGCAAATCTTGTAAGACAGCTGTATCCTCATCTTATCCGGCATACCACAGCCACAATGTCTCTTGAGCGTGGTATGGATGTTACGGAATTGCAAAAGATGTTAGGACATGAAAAATTAGACACGACTATGATTTATGCGAAGGTATCGCAAGAATCATTGAAATACAGTCACCACAGATACGTGGTGTGAAAGGAGCACAACATGGAAATTAAAGGAATTGACGTATCATCGTGGCAAGGGAAGATTGATTGGAATAAGGTTGCAAATTACGGAATGGATTTTGCGATTCTGAGAATTACAGAGGTTGGAAATGTTATTGATGGACAGTTCGAGAACAACTTTGCCGGATGCAATAAATATAAAATTCCGGTGGGAGTGTATAAGTACTCCTATGCCATGACAATTGCAGAAATCCAGTCAGAAGCCAGAAAGGTTGTTTCCGTACTGAACGGAAGAAAGATTCAGTTTCCAGTATTCCTTGACTTAGAGAATCATAGGCAGAGAGTACTTGGAGCTGAAAGTATTCATAATCTGGCAGAAGCATTCAGAGAGATTATTGTTGCTGCTGGTTATAAATTTGCAATCTATTGCAATCTTGACTGGTACATGAATGTGATTTGCAGTCACCTCAAAAAGCATGATTTCTGGATTGCCAGATATCCGGCAAATGATAACGGGACAGTAGTTGAGAGATTACGTCCAAGTTGGGGTGTTGGCTGGCAGTACAGCTCAAAAGCAACGATTCCAGGAATTAATACCAAAGTTGATAGAAATATATTTTATAAAGATTATACAGAAGCAAAGGAGAGTGGAACAATGGCAAAGACAAAAGAACAGATTATCCAGAATGTGAAAAACGATGCAGTAAGCTTTGCGGTAAATATTGCCAATGATAACAGTCATGGATACAGTCAGAGAATTAGGAGTTTATACGAAATTAACATTCCGAAATCTTTTGACTGTAGCTCATTGGCACTTACTGCTTATTACTATGCGTTCCTCAAAAATGGGCTTACCAAACAGGCGCGTTATCTCAAAGAGAATTGCTCTTATACTGGCAATATGCTCAAGATGCTGAATGCCGGATTTGAGGTTGTCGCTAGGAATCAGACCGCACACAAACAGATGATAAAAGGCGACCTGGAACTGGCGGACAATAATCCGAATGGATCCAATAGTCATGTAGCAATGGCGATTGGTAAGAACGACATTGTTCATGCCAGAAGTTCGGAGGGCACAAAAGATACGAAAGATAATTCTGGAAATGAGATCCGTACACAGCCCTGGTACCTGTACAGTCACGGATGGACGCATCGTCTTAGATTTACTGGAAAAGGAATTGATTTTAGTGGACTTACCAATACTACTGGAAGTAAGCCTACCGCAAAACCATCAACTAGCACAAAACCATCAACGACCACATCGAAAGGAGCCGGTTATATGTTTGAGCCAAAATTAGTAAAACTTGGAAGCGAAGGAACTTCTGTCCTGTTGCTTCAAGAGATTTTGATCGCAAGAGGATTTAAAGGAAAAAACGGGAAAGCACTGAGCTTATCCAGAAAAGCAGATGCAAATACCATTTATGCATTAAAACAGTATCAGAAATCCAGAAACGGGGTTCTGAGCGTTGACGGGGAATGCGGAAAGAACACCTGGAAAGATTTGATTGCCATCTAATAATTGGCTAATGGCATTGCCACCTTTTTGTCGCTGATAGGAACAAAAGACAAAACCGACTGGTACTACATCCGCATTGCCGGAAAGTACTTCGGTTTTGTTTCTGCAAAATACATCAAAAAAGTATAAAATATCCCGGGGTTAATTCCCCGGGAGTTTCTTTTTAAAATTAATGATAGCATCATTGCGCCAGCGAACTGGCACATAGAAGATGTCATTAATCATTTTTTTGAATTTTTGGGAAAATGTCTAGCTCAAAATTAATCTCGTTACCTTTGCCGTAAGTGTTTTTTATATTTTTCGAGTAGACGACTTTTTCAACTAGATTCTTGAGCATTCTATTTCGTGATTCTATGTTAAGGTCCCAATAGTTATTAAGCAGCTCTTCACAACGCGGAATAAAATTCGACTGTTGTGCCTTAATATTCTCATCGTGTTCGATTTCTTCTCTTAATTTCGTAATAATATCAGAGCATGATTGGATAGACCTAGCTATGGTTTTGGAGCGTTCAAGGAAGACTTCTGTGGTGTAGATTCCTCGCTCAAGCAGATCGTATTGTTTTGCTTTTTGGACATTTAAGCTTTCCAGCTCACTTTCTTTTTCGCGTATAAGATTTTGCTTAGATACTATACCAGAATTGATAGTATTATATGGAACATTAATATCATTGTTCAGCTTATACTTCTCTGTTATTTCTTTAATTCCATCAAGCACAGCTTTTTCAACTAGAGATAATTTGCTACTCACTGTAGGGCAAGACGTATATGGACACATGAGGGTATCTTCCTGTCCGCGTTTTTGATGAGGGCGGCGAACCATGGCACGACCACACTTGCTGCAATAGACAATTCCGGCAAGCGGATTGCGAACTGTGTTTTTTATGCTAATCGGACGGGGTGGGTTCTTTTGACGTATCTCTTGCACAGAATTATACAGATCGTCTGATATAATAGACGGATGCAATCCCTCACAGATAAGGACATTCCTGGACCGTGGGCGTGTCTTGACTACTTGACCATTCTGTATAGTCTTTACTGTTTTTCGACCATTCCACCGGATTTTTCCTATATACACCGGATTTGTTAGAATTCCCTGTATGCTGGCAGGAGTCCAGTCACCACCTAGCGCAGATTTTATTCCCATGTCGTTTAATTTCCGTACAATCTTCGCAACTCCAATTTGCTCACAACCATCACCGGCATACCATGTGTAGATCATTTTTACAATCTCAGCTTGAGCCGGAACAGGTCGGAGAGTATAACCTTTTTCTCTTGCGAGCTTAATTCTTTCGTATCCGTAAGGCGGTTTGTTTCCACAGTATTTGCCCTCTTTGACTGATGAGATTCTTCCGGCATTTAATCGACGCTTGATAGTTTTATACTCTCTGCGGCTCATAAATAGTCCGAACTCAAAATACTCTTCATCAAATTCATTGTTCGGATCATATATTTTTGTAGGGGTAATAATCTTCGTGTCAGAGTATTGAAAAGCTCTGGACACAACACCTTGGTCGATGGTGTCACCTCTGGCAAGACGCTCTACTTCGACAACCAAAACACCGTCCCACATGCCGGATTCTACTTCGTGAAGGAGTTGCTGCATGACAGGGCGGTCGGCGATAGTTTCTCCAGATACCACTTCGCGGTAAATTGCGCCCACAATGTACTCTTTTTTCTTTGCGAGATCTAACAGAATCCGCTGATGTCTGGCGAGTGTTTCGCCCTCTCCATGTGCTTCAGCTTCCCGATCGGCTCTGGATTTCCTTAAATAGATGCATACTGATTCATTCATTTCATCATTCTCCTTTTTTACACTTGTACGGCAATCCCGGAGATGATATACTTAATGTGTAGGTAAGATTATCACCGAGATTGTCTTATTTTTCAAAAAACCGGTTCCCGTTGGTAGCAGGAGCCGGTTCTTTTTATAAAAGTTCTGATTTTTTCTGGTCAAATTCTTCTTGAGTAATAATACCGCTATCTAAAAGCTCTTTGTAATCCTTCAGTAGTTCAACGGATGTTTTCTGATTTCGAACATTTTCAACAGCATCAGAGCTTTTGGAAATATTGAAGCTCTTTAACTGCATATCTATATTTGAACTACAGCGGAATCCAATAATATTTATTTGATTGGTTTCGATATTCCGCATTTTCATAGATGCATAAGAATCCACTTCAATGTTATCACTTGTTGTGGTAGCAGTTCCAGTAGTAGTGGAATTATTCTTTCCTTTAGTTTTCTTTCCGGTTCCAACAGCTGCACCGACAGCTGCGCCGACAACAGGGTTTCCAAGCGTGACAGCTGTAGCAGCCGTACCAATAACAGCACCAGCTAATCTTCCTTTTCGTTTTGTTTTTTCTTTACTTTTCCCTTTAGTGTGAGATGTTGTAGTTGTCTTTTCTACTGTTCTGTATTCCGGCCCGTTCCATTCATAGTCGAAAAGTTCATATTTGGTTGGAGCATCTGACACTGTAACAGATCCATCTTTCCATTGCTTCAAATCAAATCTTGTGTGTTTGGAACCAAGCTCAAAATCCTCCTTACCGGATATAACTCTCAGATTCAATACTCGAACAGGTTTTTCTACAACCGCCGGCTGGGTTGCTACGGAATTATTTGATATTGCAGGTTTTTGAACCTTATTTTTAATAGACAGCAAAAGTGCAAAAATAAGATACAAAACAGCAATTCCAAATACCTCAAGTACAACAACGACCATAATATTGTCTGATGAAAGATCGTTTGAACTCATCAAGGCCACAATCATTAATACAATTAATGCGGTCCAAACGATCATCAACACATTTCGTATTTTTTTCATATTTCCCCCTTTTGACACGATTACTCAAAATTCTCGATATAATTCTTATATAGATTCCTTATTTTGGCAGCCTCCCTCTGCCTGATTGGAACAATATCCCCCGATATCATCTCAAAATGATCTGATGCATCTTTAATTTCGTCCATGTTGACGATATAACTTTGATGGCAACGGAGAAATCTTCCATCAAGATGCGGCTCTATATCTGACAGCTTTCCACGTGCTACATGTATAACGCCGCAAGTACAGTGGACGAGAATTGATTTATTTCGGCTTTCTATGTATTCGATGTGACGGAATTCTACCCGATGTAAGTGATCTCGGTTTTTGATAGTCAAGGCTTTCTCACGGATATCTTCCAATGTGTGTGCTACGACAGAATACATGCGTCCATGCTCAGAGCCTTTGATGATGTAATGCACTGGCAAGACGTCCAATGCGTCAAATACATAGTTTTTGTATGCTGTCCAGAAGGCAATGTTGCCATTATATCCATTTTTCCTGAGCTGTCTTGCAACATTTATGCCATTCTCATTATCAAGGACCACATCCAACACGACTATATCGTACCATTGACCGTCTGCTATATCGTCAATCAGCGGCTTTCCACTACTATAAGTGTTTAGCGTGTAACTCTTGTCTCCGCGCTTTTTCAAAAACTCATCAACATGAGCCTTAAAAAAATCAATCTGTAAAGAATTATCGTCACAAATCGCAATTTTCATGCAAATCAGTCCTTTAAATTGTCATTTTCGCCATTTGCGTTAAATAAGAATTCTATATGTTATAGTTGATTATAGCATCATGCAATATAGTTGTAAATAGACGTTTGTAGGTGATTTTAGAATGAAAAGAGTCAAAAAAGTACTAATTTTGATATCGGTTATAGTTTTTGTCAATTATATAATCCATCTTCCAATGTGCGTGGATGATTATGTACACAAGGATTCTGACATATACTCTGCTCAACACATGTGCAGGCATTCGACCTTGACCAGGAACGCGAAGGGAATTTTGAAAACAGACGGTATTATAGAAACAATAAAAATTCCACTCAAAGCGAACTTCCTTTTTGCAAAAGTAAAAATTATATTCGATATTACGAATATTCCAGTGTACCACTGGCAGTTAGCTAGAGGAAATTTAGGCGTGTCTCGTTTTATTGGACTTGTGGGTTGATATAATAAGAACGAATGTTCGGTTATATTTCCCACAAACCGGACATATACTGTAGTGTAGGCGGTAGCTGTGACAGGGAGGGTTATTTATGGATTATAAGAAGGAAATTATTGAGATGATAGATAAAATAAATGATGACAGTCTGCTTGAATTCTTCTATAGATTCATTGCCAGAGTATTAAAAAACCGGGGAAATTAATCCCCGGCTTTATTTTTGGAATAGAGAGCATCTACGTAGCCATAAACTAACTGTTGGTCGTCTTTTGGAAGATTAGTGAGTTTTTCAATACAGGACAGTAGCTGCGGATTTCCTGAGATATCTGCGACTAATTCTGCATTGTCTGGCTTATGTTCCGTCCATCCCATTAAGTAAGCAGGCGATACGCCTAATGCCTTAGCATAGTCACGCACTTTCTTTATAGAAAGTTCTCTTGAATTTTCAACCTTATTCACGGAAGATCTTGACTTATATCCAAGTTTTAATGCCAGTTCTTCTTGCGTCATGTCTAAATTTTCACGGCACTTTCTAATTCTTTCTCCTATGTTCATGGAGTTTACCTCCTTTCTGCTTACAATGAGAGTATAACATGTGTTGAAAAATATTTCAACATTTTTTGAAAATATTGTTGACAAAAATATCAACATGGGTTATAGTGTTAAATGTAGACAGAAACATCAACAAAAAGAAAGGAGGAACAGGAATGGTTGATACTCCATTGCTTGAACAGAGAATTAAAGACTCTGGAAAGAAATATGGATATTTGGCTGAGAAATTAGGGATTTCAAGGCAGTATTTCAGAATGAAATGTAAGAACAAGGCAGACTTCACAAACAGGGAAACAGATATTCTCTGTAGTGAGCTTGGAATCACATCACTTGCTGAGAAAGAAAAAATTTTCTTTAAAAAGTAGACAAAACCATCTACAAAGCTCTTGACTAGAAAGGAAGTGAAAACAGTTGAGCAGATACAAAAACAAAGTCGAAGAGTCCTTTGGAGAGATTTGGAAATTTGTTCTGGATTTGCAATATGAGACAGGCAAGATTAAAAAAGCTGTTCTGACAGGGGAAAAAGGCGACTTGAAGATGCCCGAAGAAATTCCAAGTGAGCAGACGGATAACGAATATCTGAAAGAGCAGTTCGGAATATATTCACGATATGTGAAATCATTATCCATCTGCACACACGTTTTAGCAATTATCTCAATAATTTCTCTAATAATTGCAATAGTGGCTCTGATTGTATAGAAATTGAGAAAAGACCGGTAATTAGCGCAATGATGGACAGAACAGTTGTTATCCAAAATCTGGATATATCTTGAAAATATGCTTTCATGGCGACTTCACCCGCTTGTGTGATTTCATATGCGTGATCTTGCGACCTTGAACGCATAAAGCACTTTTTACCGAAAAGGTATCTGCAAGCATCTGCTTCGTGCTGATTGTCAGGAGTAAATCCACAATTTCTTAAAGCTTTTTTCAATATTTTATATTGATATCTTGTTATCAAATGAACACCTCCTTCACAGGAGAGTATATCACAAGAAAGGAGTGAGTGCATGACTACATTAGAAAGAGCTGATATTGAAGATGGAAAACGTATTGTTGATATCTTTACAACTTTATCAGAAGAAAACAAGAATATGGCAATCGTTTATCTTTCCGCATTGAGAGATAAGGAGATTGCGGATTCTTATAAGGCACAGAAAGAAAGTTCTTAACATGGAGGTGAAAACAATGGACGCATTACAATTTAACAAAGCCGTCAGCCAACACTGCAAAGAATCTGGTGGAGACTGTTGCAAATGTGACCTACGGCTTTACTGTTACCTATCGCCAAGTGAGCGACCAGATGAGTTAGTGAGCCTGGTTATTGATTTTTTGCATAACCACATTGAAAACCATGGTCATTATACCCATCACAGTGCGGCTTCATTTCCGTGTATTGATGATATGGACATGAGCACCGCAGTAGGCGGCGACTGTTACCAG